CATTGGTCACAGGACAAAATGATTGAAATTGTCCTCAATGAACCAGATGATTTCCTTAAGGTGAGAGAGACTTTAACAAGAATTGGTGTTGCTTCTCGCAAAGAAAAGAAACTTTATCAATCTTGCCATATTCTCCACAAACAAGGTAAATATTACATAGTGCATTTTAAGGAGCTTTTTGCTCTTGATGGTAAGTACGCTAACATTACTGTTAACGACGTTCAGCGTAGGAATCGTATTACTCGCCTTCTTGCTGATTGGGGTCTCATTAGTGTGGTAAAGGAAGATTCAATCATGGACATTGCTCCATTGAATCAGATCAAAGTCCTGCCATACAGGGATAAGAACGAGTGGACTCTAGAGCAGAAGTATAATATTGGCAAAAAGGGAAAACCACAAGAGGAAGGGTAAACCCTACTTACATTTTTTTGATAGTATGTTATAAATATGTGTGGATGCCAAATGGGTCCACACAACTAAACTTGCTATCTAAGGAGTTTTTCAAATGGGTAACCTAACGAAGTATGGTGCTGCAGATTTGAACCAGTTAATGGAGAGAATCAATAGACACAGCATTGGAATGGATGATTATTTTGATAGAATCTTAAAAGCACAAGCAGCAAATTATCCCCCATATAATCTTTTTCAACTGAGCAATACAGAATCACATTTAGAAGTTGCTCTTGCAGGATTTAAAAAGGAAGAAGTAAGTGTTTACACAGAATATGGTAAACTCATTATTGAGGGCAAAAAAGAAAATAAAAAGAAAGAGGAAGATACTTACATCCTCCACCAAGGTTTGGCTCAACGGAGTTTTAATCGTAGTTGGACAATCTCAGACGACACGGAAGTTAGATCAGTTACTTTTGAGGATGGGCTTCTAACTGTTATCTTAACTAAAATTGTTCCAGAACATCATGCAAGAAAGAACTGGATCTGAGCATCATCCAAATGGTGAAGACTCTATACCCACTTGGTTGTGGATTGGTAGTGTAGGGTTATTAGTCTTTACTATAATTTGTTTCTTGATTATGTTGGCAGGAATGCTATAAATAAAGTGTATCGTCGCTGCCTATGGGCAAAGGGGGAACTGGCAAAATCCAGTTGACACCCCCTTTTTTATCGCCTATAATATGGGGAGAGAAATCCTTTATCATGGACCAGTACAAAATCAGAATTGCTGATGCCCTTGAAAGGATAGCAACTGCATTGGAGAGTGGAACCATAACAATAAATATGGTGCATGGTCACATTGAGAATATTGATCATGCCCATATTGATGATGGTGAACTTGACATACACACTAAATCCTTCTGATCAAAACAACTAATGGAAAATCTTAAAGTATTGGTTATGGAGAACTTAGTGCTTCTCTCACAAATTGATGAGGTAGCAGGTGAATTAGGTTCCCCTGATTGTAAACTTACTGAACCTATGGTTCTTGGAGAACAAGATACCCTTTCTCCATGGTTGGTAGGAATTACAACACAGAATGTCTTTATGATTCATTCTGATAAAATCTTGACTATTGCAACCCCCAATAGTAAACTGACTGAAAGGTACGAAAGTCTGGTGAAGGAATGAGGTTCTACACAAATGTGCAGATGGTTGGTAACAACTTTCTTGTTCGTGGTTATGAAGATGGCCAGAGAAAGATTTACAAGGAAGCATACCAACCAACTCTCTTTGTTAAATCAAAGAAAGAATCTAAGTGGAAGACTCTAGAGGGTGAGTCTGTAGAACCTATTCAACCAGGAACTATTAGAGATTGTAGAGAGTTCTACAAGAAATATGATGGTGTAGATGGATTCCCCATCTATGGCAATGAAAGGTATGTCTATCAGTATATCTCTGATAAGTATCCAGAGGAAGAGATTAAATTTGATATCTCAAAGATTTCTCTGGTAACAATGGACATTGAGGTTCAGGCAGAGGAAGGATTTCCTGACCCTGAATCTTGTTCTGAAGAGATGCTGACTATCTCTATCCAGGATAATTCTACAAAGCAGATTATCACTTGGGGTAGAAAAGAATATACTCCTACTCAAAAGAATGTAACCTATCATCACCATGAAGATGAGGTTGGAATGCTTAATGCATTCCTGTATTGGTGGTCAAACAACACTCCTGATGTCATTACAGGATGGAATGTGAGGTTGTATGATATCCCATACCTGTGTGGGAGAATCAGTAGAATTATGGGTGATAAGAAGATGAAACTTCTTTCACCATGGGGTCTTGTATCTCAAGATGAGGCATACATTTCTGGTAGGAAGTTTAATGTTTATGACATTGCAGGACTAACTACACTTGATTATCTTGAACTATACAAGAAGTTCACATACAAGGCACAAGAGTCATATAGACTGGATTATATTGCCCAAGTAGAACTTGGACAGAAGAAACTTGATCACAGTGAGTTCAATACTTTTAAAGATTTTTACAGAGGTAATTGGAAGAAGTTTGTAGACTACAACATCATTGACGTGGAACTTGTTGACCGCTTGGAAGACAAGATGAAACTGATTGAACTTGCCTTGACTATGGCATACACAGCAAAGGTCAACTATGTTGATGTGATGTATCAGGTGAGGATGTGGGATACAATCATTTATAACTATTTGAAGAGGAGGCACATTGTCATTCCTCCTAAGGATAGATCAGAAAAAGATTCTAAGTTTGCAGGTGCCTATGTTAAGGAACCGATTCCAGGAAAGTATGATTGGGTGGTCTCTTTTGACCTTAATAGCTTGTACCCTCATCTTATTATGCAGTACAATATATCCCCAGAGACCCTCCTTCCAGAAAAACATCCAGCGGCTACAGTTGATAGAATCCTTAAACAAGAGATAAGTTTTGAGTTATACAAGGACAATGCTGTATGCGCCAATGGTGCAATGTATAGGAAGGATGTGAAGGGATTCCTCCCTGAACTGATGGAGAAGATGTATGCAGAGAGGGTCATCTTCAAAAAGAGAATGCTTGCTGCTAAACAAGAGTATGAAAAGACACCAACCAAAGCACTTGAAAAAGAAATTGCCAGATGTAACAACATCCAGATGGCTAAAAAGATTTCTCTTAACTCTGCCTATGGTGCGATTGGTAATCAATACTTCCGCTATTATAAATTAGCAAATGCTGAAGCAATCACCCTATCTGGTCAGACATCTATCAGGTGGATTGAGGATCGTGTTAATGGATACCTAAATAATCTGTTACAAACACAAGATGTAGATTATGTCATCGCATCTGACACTGACTCAATCTATATTAATTTCGGACCTCTTGTTGATAAATTTTTTGGTAATCTCACTGGTAACAAGACTAAACTTGTTAGCATACTTGACCAAATCTGCCAAGAGAAGTTGGAACCATTTATTGAGGAGAGTTATCAGGAGCTCGCGACGTATGTAAATGCATATGCCCAGAAGATGCAAATGAAGAGGGAGAACATTGCAGACAGGGGCATTTGGACAGCAAAGAAAAGATACATCCTTAATGTGTGGGACAGTGAGGGTGTAAGGTATGAAGATCCTAAATTAAAAATCATGGGTATTGAGGCTGTTAAGTCATCTACTCCTGCGCCCTGTAGGAAGATGATTAAGGATGCTCTCAACCTTATGATGGGTGGCACAGAAGATGAGGTCATTGACTTTATTGATGATGCTAGAGCAAAGTTCAAGAAGATGTCTCCAGAAGAGATTGCCTTCCCTAGAACTGTGAGTGATGTTAATAAGCATAAAAGTTACTCTACAATCTATGCAAAAGGGACTCCTATTCATTGTAGAGGTGCTTTGCTGTATAATTACTATGTCAAGGAAAAGAATCTTGACACCAAATATTCTCTTATCAACAATGGGGAGAAAATCAAGTTTATATACTTGAAGAAACAAAACCCAATTAGAGAGAATGTTATCTCCTTTATTTCAGATTTCCCAATGGAACTTGGTGTTGACAAGTACATTGACTATGACCTACAATTTGACAAAGCCTTCTTGGAACCTGTCAAAGTCATTCTTGATGCCATTGGTTGGAATGTTGAGAAAGTTGTAAACCTGGAACTATTTTTTGGCTAATGGACCTACCTATTAACGACAAAGAACTTGCTACAATTGTCAGTGCTCTTCGCCTTGGTGGAGATGCTGCCTTGTATCAGAAACTGATGAAGATTAAGGAGATTAGGGATGCCAATCCAGGTGGTCCCTACAAAAAGATTGCTCGTGAAGAATTTGGATTTGTGCTGTAATGGATTTTTTAAAAGAGATTGTAAAAGAGATTGGTGATGATTATACCCAACTCGCAAAAGACATCGATGACACAGAACAATTTGTTGATACAGGTTCGTACATTTTTAACGGAGTTGTTTCAGGTTCTATATTTGGTGGTGTATCTGGGAATAAGATTACTGCCATTGCTGGGGAGTCTAGCACTGGCAAAACTTTCTTTAGTTTGGCAGTCGTCAAGAATTTCCTTGATTCTAATCCTGATGGGTATTGCCTATATTTTGATACTGAAGCAGCTGTTAATAAGGGTTTACTCGCAAGTAGAGGGATTGACCTTACCAGACTGGTTGTCATCAATGTCGTAACTATTGAGGAGTTCAGATCAAAGGCACTCAGGGCAGTAGACCTATATCTAAAAAAATCTGAAGATGAACGCAAACCCTGTATGTTTGTGCTAGACTCACTAGGTATGCTTTCCACTGAGAAAGAGATTAGGGATGCCCTTGATGATAAGCAAGTCAGGGACATGACCAAATCTCAATTGGTGAAAGGTGCATTCAGAATGCTCACTCTTAAACTTGGTCAAGCAAATGTTCCACTCATTGTCACAAACCATACATACGATGTCATTGGAGCTTACGTTCCAACAAAAGAAATGGGGGGAGGTAGTGGACTCAAATATGCAGCAAGTACAATCATTTATCTCAGCAAGAAGAAAGAAAAGGATGGAAAAGAAGTCATTGGAAACATTATCAAAGCAAAGACTCACAAGTCACGTTTGAGCAAAGAGAATAAGACTGTTGAAGTGCGTTTGTATTATGATGAACGTGGTCTAGACAGATACTATGGTCTTCTTGAACTGGGAGAACTTGGTGGTCTTTGGAAAAATGTAGCAGGACGATATGAGATTGATGGCAAGAAAGTCTATGCCAAGGCAATCTACAAAGACCCAGAGTTATACTTCACACCAGAAGTAATGGAAAAACTTGATGAAATTGCAAAAGAAGAATTCTCATATGGTAGTTAATGGACAAAATTGAATTTCTAGTTCTCAGGAACCTCTTACATAATGAAGAATATCTAAGAAAAGTCATTCCCTTTATTAAGGCAGATTATTTTCAAGATTTCAATCAAAAGATTGTATTTGAGGAGATTATGTCTTTTGTGTCTGAATATAATGAAGTTCCATCAAAGGAAGTTCTTGGTATTGAGGTAGAGAAAAGAAAAGACATCAATGATACATCCTACAAAGAAATCTCTAAACTGATTAGTTATCTTGATGATGAACCAGCAGAGAGGGAATGGTTAGAAAATACAACAGAAAACTGGTGTAGAGAGCGTGCCATTTATATGGCACTTATGGAATCTATTTCAATTGCTGATGGTCAGGATGAAAAGAAACAACCTGACGCAATTCCTTCTATCTTATCAGAAGCTCTTGCTGTCAGTTTTGATAATCATGTAGGACACGATTACCTTCAAGACTATGCAGAAAGGTTTGATTTATACAACAAGAAGGAAGAAAGAATCGCTTTTGACCTTGAATTCTTTAACAAGATTACAAAGGGTGGCCTTCCAAATAAAACACTCAACATTGCTCTTGCTGGCACTGGTGTTGGTAAGTCTTTGTTTATGTGTCATGTCGCAAGCAGTGTGCTACTCCAAGGCAAGAATGTATTATACATCACGCTTGAGATGGCTGAAGAAAGAATTGCAGAGAGAATTGATGCTAATCTTTTGAATGTCAATATTCAAGAGATTGCTGACTTACCAAAGCAAATGTTTGAGACAAAAGTTAATAACATTGCCCAAAAGACTCAAGGCACTCTAATTATTAAGGAGTATCCTACTGCTTCTGCTCATGCTGGTCACTTCAGGTCACTTCTTAATGAACTTGCCCTTAAGAAGTCTTTTAGACCTGACATTATTTTTATTGATTATCTTAATATATGCGCTTCCAGCAGATATAGGGCAGGCAGTAATGTCAATTCATATACTGTTGTCAAGGCAATTGCTGAAGAGCTTAGAGGACTGGCTTGCGAAGCAAACGTCCCTATCATTTCTGCCACGCAGACCACTCGTTCTGGTTATGGTAGCTCTGATGTTGAGCTTACTGATAC